TATGTGAGTGACCGCAAATTACTTTATCATAGTTATTATTTTCAATATATTTGAGAGCATTTCTTTTCATATCAGAGCTTTTCTCTATAAAATTATTTGTTCTATTTTTAAATAAACGAAAAAAATCATCAGCAAATGGAGTATAATGTCGGAATATATAATATAATCTTACAATAAAATTTGTTATGTATTTAAATCTACTAAAGTAAATATCAAAAATATCTCCGTGAACAACAAGAATCTTTTGGTCTTTTAGTTCTAAAATATATTCGTCTTTGCAATCAAATCCAAGAAGAATACTCATAAACTCTGCTTTAAGAAAACAATGATTGCCAATAAGATAGATAACCTTTTGTTTTTTAGATAGTTTCCTTAATTTAGATAATACTTTCCAATGATTACCTTTTAAACGATTTAAGTTGTGATGGTCAAAAAGATCGCCAGCTATTATTATTGTTTTAGCTTTATGTTTCCTTAATACTTTTAACAAGATTTCGGCTTTACAATCTTTATCTCCAAGATGAATGTCTGAAATAATAATATATTTATTCATAATTTTTCCATTATACTTAATGGAACAATCCAATTATCGGGATTAAATCTACCATATCTTTTAGCCAACTTATGTTTATTGAAATTTTCTCTTGAAATTTTACCTAATAATTCCACAGAAGCAAGATTCTTTTTATCTACTCTAGCAAGAATATAAATTTCTGGTTTTTTAGTTTCAAATTCTTTTTGTTTAATTTTTAATTCTGGTTCACCATCCCCAAAATATGTGATAGTCTTGACTTCTATCTTATTAAAATCTTCACCCTTATCTCTAATGGCGTATATTGTTTCATCAATCTTTTCTCCACTAAACTTAGCGTAAGCCATTTCACCAATTATGCCTATTGTATGAGGATCATATACCGAGCCTTCACGCATAAGGATACCACGATTTCTTATAAAATCATTTTTAGCATTATGTCTTTTCTTTGCTAGGATTTTGGCAAAAGATACTTCTTTTTTTGTAAGGTCAATAATCATAATTTAGCAAAAGATTTCTCCTTCATTTTTAATTCAAAATCTACATCTACATTTAATCCGTATGAATCTGGTATGCGAGTTGCATAATCAGCGTGTTTGCGTGGATTCTTATGTCCTTCAATACTTTCTGAATAATGAAACAACGGAGTAGTATTCCAAGTGGAATAGGCTAACTCAAAGGCTTGCTTCTCGGTTAATCCGTCTGGATGACACTTGTGATGAAGATAATCAAAAGTAATTGGTATAGCTGTGACAGAATGAAAATGCCTCATAAGTTTCTTGATAGACCAACAGCTATCTTTATCATCGTTTTCTATAACTAATCTGGTTTTAACATCGTCTGATAGCTTATCAAAGTTGCTCATAAACTTCTTGACTATATCATTTAGATCGCCCTTGGAATTATGTATGTGCATATTCATAGGCGAGTTATAGTTTAGTGGGCAACCAATTTGCGTCATAAACCAACCATAGAAATTTAATTCTTTGATTGTTTTATCTACGGCATTTTGATTGTCACTAGCAAGAACATTAAATTCTGAAGGATGACAAGAAACTCTTACACTCGTAGATTGAATTAGAGATTTGATCTTATTGAATTGATCTAGTATTAGATTATAGTCTGGTAAATCCTGTAATGATACATTTGCCTTATCATAAGTAATAAGAGGAAACAAATCAGAAGATAATCTATATGTGTGTCCATTATCCGCACAATATTTAATAGCGTGATATGTGACATCCATATTGTTGAGAATACGAGACGACAACTCTCTCAATGCTTCTTCTCTAGGAAGTTGAGAGAATCTTTTATATGTCATTGTCTTAAACTTCTTGGGAACATCTTGCTCCTCTAAAGATAAGACGATACAGCATACTCCTTTTCGATTCATACTCTTATCTTACTCTACTATCCAAACATAGTCAAGAGAGGAAAAAGTTATCTGTAAATATATGTGGATGAGTTATTTTGTTTTTTTAATTCTTTTTTAATCAACGACTTCTCGTTTTGTTCTCTCCAGTTTATACTATCATAGTTATTTTTAAAACTCTGAGAGAAACAATTTCTTGGTTTGTCTCCTTTTCCAGCTCCATTATTTGCAGTTTTTTCGTTCATATTTGGCATTTTTTAGTTAGTAAATTGGATATTTTGATTATACAAAAGATTTAGTTTATTTGCAAAAATTTTATTCATATTTGGCGTTTTTTAGTTAGCAAATTTAATTTTGAACTGGTATAAAATTAACAAGTGCCTCATCTCCGTATACTTTAAATGATTTTAATTTATATCTTTTTCTTTCTAGCATATTCTTTAGTTCATTAATATATTCACTTTTCATATAAACTACAACTGTTTCCCCATCTTCCATATCTAATCCATATTCGTCTGCAAATTCTGAACAAATCGCTAATGCTTCGTTTTGATTGTTCATAATATGAATTACACCTTATATATTTGGCATTTTCCTATTAGTAAATTGAAAGATTTGGAACGAGTAGGATTCGAACCTACGGATGATATTTACCATCGGAAGTTTAGTAAACTTCTGCTTTAGACCACTCAGCCATCGTTCCAATTATTTTAACCATACAGATGTAGGGTTATAAGCTTCTGTATCTAAATAATCCCAAACTTGCCAATCTTTTTGTCCTTTTGTATAAGAAATAATATTTGATAAGAAGGCTTGTAAATCTTCAATATGCCAAACGTCATCTAATAATTTTTTACCAAGGTAACGAGATTGATGAGCCACATGATCTGCATAACTATAGGCAAAAGCAGAGAATGGAGGAAGAACACAACCCATAGAACAGAGAACGCCTTGCATTCTAGACGCTACCTCTTTTCCACCAACGGAATGCATTGTTACAATTACTCCAGCTGGCTTACCAAGAAGATGCTTCTTACCCTCAATCTCGGTCATCTTTTCAAAAAGCTGTTGCATATTAGAACCCCAGCTATCCCAATATGTTCCTGTGCAAAATATCAGAGCATTACTTTCCTTGATAATATGTCTAACTTTAGGCCAATAAAAGTCTTTGTGAAGATGTAAAATTTTAATCGCTATATTTGGATCAATTTTATTAATCTTTTTTCTTATCTTCTTTATGAGAGATCCAGTATTTCCATTTTTACCGCCAATGGAGCCATTAATTATTGTAAGAGTTATTTTCTTCTCTGGCGATTTCATTTATATGATCCTTTAATATATTATATAATCTAATTTCTTCTGGATTCGCTTCTCTTTCTACTTGAGAAAAATCATAAAATACATATTCTTTTAATTGGTGATGCTTAAATCTATGTATACCTTTTTTATTATCTCCATAAACAAATATATATCTAAATGGTAGAGACTCATTTTTTAGTTTATATAAAGTACCATATTTGGGATAAAGCTGTTCACTTTTATCAAGAAAATTTAGTATCTTTTTAAAGATCATAAAATACCAAAAACCTTTAACATAACAATTGAAGAAACAATTGCTCCAATTAAACTGCTGCAAGTTCTAATTATTTCTAATTTATGATTATGATGATCCACCCATATTTCGAAAGGATCTCTTAATTTTCCTTTAGCTAAGAGTTTCTTTCTTTGCTTCTTGCTCAATTTTAGATTTGATATATCTTTTAGGGTTATCATTTTCTTTTACCTTTTGGTTTGACAGGTCTCCATATTTTATGTTCAACATCTAGACTAACACTCCAGTTCATAACCTTACTATATAAAGAGTATCCTATACCATGTCCCCAACGCATTGTTGTTCGACTTATAATATCTCCTATTAAGTAAAGCATATAAGAGAGCATATATTTCATATATTAGTAATTCTTAGATTTCCAATCAAATTCAAAAGCATCAAATGGTTTTCTGTATTCATCATTTGGATCATAATCTGTGTTTGTACAATTTAATACTATAGCTTCTTCATTTCCTATCGCGGTAAATCCATGCCATATATTAGGTGGAATTACTAATACTGATGAAAATGGCATTAAAACTTTCTTTTCATATTTATTTTCTGATTCATCATATAATCCAACCATTAATCTTCCTTGAATTAATATAAATCTATCAGTCTGTTTTTTATGAAAATGCCAAGCTTTGACTACATTAGGAAGACAAGTCGTAACATATACATGTTTAATATCACCATGATCTTTAGTTTTTACGAGTTCTGCGAGCCAACCCCTGTCGTCTATTTTTTTAATAATTTCAATAGAATTTGTCATATTTAAAAATGACTCGTTAGTAAATTTAGTCCTCCGGCAAAATATCCTATTTTACCACTAGGAAATGAATTAAAAGATATACTATATCTTTCTTCTGCACTTTCTACTTTCCCTACTCCATGCCAAAGTTGGCTAGGGAATAAAATTAATTTGCCAGCAGTAGGTTTAATGTTTTCATGTGCTTTATTTGCCGAGTTATTAAAAAATAAATTCATCCTCCAAATATCCTCTTTTTGAAAAAAAGTATATCCAGAATTATGAGAAGTGAGGTAAAATACGGCTGATATTAAAGAGTTTGGATGAGTATGTAAATGATGTTGCTCTGTGATTAAAGTCTTATTCGCCCAAGATTGAGTTAAAATAATTTTTTCGAAAGGAAAATCTAGGTTCTTGTTAACTTCTTGTAAGCATAAGTCAAACCAGCTATGCAAATCGGCAAACAAAGGATTTAAATTTAAAGATTCTTTACTTATTTTATTAAATGTATTCTTTGTCCAATCTAAGTTTTTAACAGATTCTAGTGTGCGATTTAATAGATCTTCTTCACAGGAAAATT